ATCTACAGTTGTTTCTTTTTCCGTAATAGGATTATAAATATTCATTTTTTTACTCATTTCTATATTATCTTAAATATATTATTTAATATCTCTTTAAATTAATTTGTTTTTAAGACAAATTAAAAAAAGTATTTTCTCATTACTCTTGAACCTTAAAGATAATAATTATGTAATTTAATTTTCTCGCAGAATATTTAATTTTCTCGCAGATTTTTTACAAAGACTATTTACCTCCACCAGCACCACCACTGCCAGTAGTTCTTGCTCCACCAATAGAAGAATCATACTCATAAAATTTCATAAAAACTGGTTGATGAAAACTTCTACTTGCCAAACCTGTAGTATTCTTGCCGCCAGCATTAATATAAATACTACCTGAACTAAAGCACCTACCATATAATGCCATTCTATACCGTGTCCCAACAGTTAAATTATTAAAAAAGAATTTTGAAGTAATATAAGTATTTTCATAACTCGTAAAATCTAAAATTTCTTTTAGTGAATAAGCGTTAGTAGTTCCATCAAATAATCCTAATTTATAAGCATCAATAGCAACAGGCGAAGATGTTAGAGTTGTTGATAAAGGAGAGGTTCCTCCCGTTGCTGCTGCTATACCTACACAAAAAACTAAACCGGGATTTAAACTATTTGCATAAAATCCATACTCACAATATCCAGTAGTAGAAGTAGCAGTAAAATCTATCTCTAATGTATCACTACCACTATCTTGACTACCACTAAAAAAATATTCATTAGCGGTATTATAAATTCTATTATAATTTTGTGCTGAATTATCAATATAACTCATACTCTTTAAAATTTCACTACCACCAACAAATAAAGGAAATATATTAGTAGCACTACTTAAATCAAGATTAGTCGCCGTCGTAGGTTTTCCGGGATAATTTGAACCGGTTAAATTAGTAGAGGCACCATTATTTAAAAAAGTTATTCCTGTTTGTCCTGTTATACTTGTGTCTAAATTTATTTCATCTGGATTAGTAGAAGTATCAATAGATATATTAGTTCCACCTTGATAAGTTGTATTTGTATCTGTCGCTCGAATTGTAATCGGTTGCGATCCATCATAATTAGTTGCTGTCGCACCATCATCAGTATTCGTAAAAATAATATTAGTTGATGCCGTAATTACATTAGGAACTTTTAAAGCATTAATAGTATCAGGTGTAGTTGAAGTATCTATATTAATTGTTGATGAACCCTGATAAGTTGTATCTGTCGCAGTTGAATTTATCGTTATTGCTGCTGAACCATCATACGTAGTGCCTGCTGAAAAACCTATTCCTGTTCCAGAAGTTAAAGCATTAGGAACTTTTAATACTTGATTTTTTTGTCCAGTCCCACCAGTATTATTTATCGTTATATTATCATTATCAGTAACTATTTCAGTTCCTCCTACTACAGATATCCCGTTACCACCAGTTATAGAAAGACCAGCAGCATTAATAGTATCTGCTGTGGTTCCATCAAAACTGGAATTACCTGAAGCAAGACTTAAATTAGTGCCCATGGTTAAAGCACCAGGTAAAGTTGCCGAGTTAGATCCCCATATTGCCGCCTGTTGAGAACCACCAGATATAATTACTTGTCCTGCTGTTCCTGAATCAAGATTATTACCGAGATAAAATTGACCTGCGTTTTGTATACTTGTTGCTTGTATATTTTTTAATCCATTAATAGAACCCATTATATACTTAATATATATATTTTAATCAAGAAATAAACTAAATATTAAATCTTCGGGGATTCTGTATTTTTCGTGAAGCGAATAAGATTTATCTGTATAAGACTTCTTATGCCCCTGGCCCTGACCTCCACACCCACAGCTACCCTTATGGCGACCATCTATAAAAGAACCACATTCTTTATTACACAATAATATTTTACAATCTTTTTTATTAGTATAGAATCTCGTTCTCTTTCTATAAGGTAATCCATACATACAATAATCACCATCTACGAAAAATAAATCTTTCATAAAATACTGATTCTTTAATAGTCCTGTCTGTGGATTTTCTATAAACCATACTTCGGGATCAAAATAATCTATTATCTCTAATGCTTTTAAAACTAATTTATTAGCCCCCTCTATATCTCTTTTTCCACGAGTTTTCGCTTGGCTATATTCCGTGCAAGGAGGAGAAGCCCATATCACAGAAAAATAATCCTTAGGATATTGTTTATAATCAAAATCCATTATATCGCATTCGTGAGTCGCGGTTAATTCTAAATCAACACTTATAACATCCCATCCTAATTTATGACATACTTTACCAATTGAACCAGTTCCCGAAAATAATTCTAATACATTCATCTTTACTTAATAAATATATTTTTTATGAGAAGTCCAAAATAAATTCTCCTCTTTTAATTGTTACGCGATATTCAGTCTCTTTAGGTTTATAATAATAATATTTTCCTCCTTTTCTCCATTCTTTTTTATTTTTCTTATAATAATCTTTCATTTCTTCTATATTCTTACTAAATATAAAAAAATTCACAGAAATACGTAAAAATTATCTAAGGTTGATTATAATTATGGATATTGCTGAAGAAATCGAACAAGAATTAGAAGCAAAGACAATTGAAAGAGATGTAGAAATTAAAGAGGTTGAAGTTGAACCTGCTGCTGAAGCGACCACGGCGGAACCTGCTGCTGAAGCGACACAGGCGGAACCTGAGAAACCGAAAAAGGTTAAGAAACCTAGATCAGAAAAACAGATTGCTGCCTTTGAAAAGGCGAGGATTAAAAGAGCAGAAGGAATTGCGGCACGTAAAAAACAAAAAGAAGAAGATAAAGAACAGAAAAAATTACAGAAAAACCAAAGGTATCCTACGGAAAAAGAAGTAAAACCTGCTCTAGTCCAAGAACAAAGTATACCTAAACCAGTTGTTAATACCACCCCAAGCACTGAAAGAACGGCGCATAGCAAGGAGCAAGTTATACAAAATCATTATTATTATTACGGGGTTCCTCCACCTGAGCATAACTATAATAAGACAAATAAAAAAAAGAAGAAATCAAAACGCCCACCAACTCCTTCATCAAGTGAAAGTGAATCAGAAGAAGAATATTATAAGGATGAACCACCGGCACAGCAGCAACAATATTATGAAACACCTAAACCAACATATAAATTTGGGTTTGCCTAAAATTATTTTCTCTAATAAATAATAATGACTTCTATAGAAGAAAAAGAATATGATAAAAAAATCAATATTTCTGGGACTAAATTTAGTTGTGATGATATAGATGATTCAATACCAAAACCATTACCACAAAAAGGCGGTTTCGCAATGATTATAGTAGGTCGCCCAGGATACGGTAAAACATCTTTAATTTTATCTTTAGTTTGTAAATCTGGTAAAGCATTCAATCGTAAATTTGATAGAGTTTTTGTTTGGTCGCCGTCTCTAGTTACTATGGCAGAAGATCCATTTGAGATGATACCAGAAGAGCAGAAATTTGAAGAAGCAACTTTAGAGAATATTCAAGGAGTATTAGATGAAGTTAAAGATAGTGGCGAGAAAGTATTATTTATATTTGATGATGTTATCGCGGATGTAAGAGGTAAAGGAAAAGGACAAATAGAGAATTTATTACAAAAGATATTTTTTAATAGACGCCACTTATCAGGCGCTGGTGGTTCTGTATCAATTATAGCAACAAGTCAAACATATAATAAAATTGATCCTAAACTGAGAAAAACCGCTAGTCATCTCATCCAGTATAAACCACAAAAAAAAGAGATAGAAAATATTCATGATGATATGATTACTTTACCAAAAAGAGAATTTAATGATGTATTAAGATATATATATAAAAAGAAGCACGATTTTATGTATTTAGATTTACAAGAAGAAGAGAATAAACAGATTCATAAAGGTTTTAATCAATTAATTATTAGAAGTCCAAATATTACTGATTTTAGTGAACTAGAAATAGATTAGGATCAATTTTTAATAAATTATTATTACTCCTTTCATCTCCACCGAATGATTTTCTATAATTCATTCTTTTGAGTGCCTTTTTATTAATTGATTCAGAATTATCCTTATAATATTGTTTTTGTTTATTTTTATTATTTTCATAATATTTTTTATTGTATTTTATGAAAAGATTTTTATTATCTTGCCTATATTCTTTACGAGTTCTACCTGGAATATTTTTATTAACACATCGTGTATTTTCTATATAATATCTTTCTCTACTTTTATCTTCTGTTTCTTCAATCAATTTAATGTCGTAATCTCCGTTTTTAATAATTTCTTGAGAAGAGCAATATTTACCTCTGTTAAAATCTCCTTTATGTTCCCATAATCTTTGATTTAATTGACCCTTAGTTTTTCCAATATAAATATTACCATTAGTATTATCAACGATTCTATAAATTTTAATCATATTGTTTATTTAACAAGGTAAAATATTTTCTTTTTAAATACTTTAATAATTGCGAAAATTAAGGTTCTGGTAATTCTGGTGCTGGTTCAGGTTCAGGTTCTTCTTCGCTTTCTTCTTCATCTCCAATACGATAAGGTTTAATTGCCTTAAGACCATTACAGATAATAGGTCTCCTTACGTCTCTATATTTTCCATCAAACTTTTTATTAAAAAAATTGATAATATCTAAATCAATATTAGGAGAAGATTCTAATAAATTATCATATTCAGATCTACATATTTTTAAAAAATCTCTACAAGGTTTTCTTTTTATATCTTGTAAAGATAATTCAATTTCTATTGTTCTACTTAATTTTGACCATGATAAGGCGCTAATTCTATGACCTTCATAAATTTCAGCATATTTTAAAAACGCTAATAAAGTGCCTAAGATACCACAAGCAATATTTAATGTCCCAACACCCGCGCTAAAACCGTGTTGTAGGTGTTCAGGCACATAACTATCAGTAGCAAAATTAGCAGTTCCAGTTAAAGTTGATAATACAATTATTGGTATTTGAAGATGATGATATTTTTTTCTATATTTTCTCGTGCTATAATTATGAAGATAAGAATAACACATAGAAACCTCTGCCCATTCCGATAATAACTCTTCTATCTCTTCCGACCATTCCTCAATATCTTCGGGTAGTTCTCTCGGTGTTTTGATAGTATTCATTATATTTAATATAATAAATTAATAAAAAAAGGTAAAAAAAATAAAGATTAGTTTATCTTCTCGTATTCCTCCTCTTCAGGTTCAGGTTCAAATTCATCATCACTGCCACTTCGTGCGCGAAAAGGAACAAAATCATCTAAATCTGCTACAGGTATCATATAATGTTGGATACAATTACTACCAGTATATTTTACTTTAAAACTACTATCTTCTTTTAATTCCATAATTTTTGAGCAATCCGAAAATACAAAGAGAAAATATACTCGGTAACCTTCATCAATTGCTTGATGACCCGCCATTACTTTAGATGCCGTAATAATAGTATCTTCATAAGCATCCGATGAATTCCTTCTACCTTTAACTTCTACAATTATTTTATCCTTTATATTTTTAAAATCAAGAATATCAAATATATCGTTTTCATTCCTTTTAAAATCTGTCTTAAAATATTTATTTAATTCAGGTAAAGCAGCATCTTCAATTTTTCTACCTGCTTCCCATAATTCTTTGTTAAAAGCGAAGTGAGGCATTCTATAATCAAATTAAATAAAATAATTATTCATTCCTAACTTATAAAAAAATATAGATACTTAATATAATAATGTCCGGTGAGAAAAAAAGACTAGAACAATTTTTATTACAAACAAGAGCGTTTAGAATTGATCCTAGATTTGCGCCTCATGATATAAATAGATTAAGATTATTAGAGTCTCAGAGGTTAGCGGGTAAAGTTCCTGTATCTGAAAGACTTAAAAAAGAACAAAAAAAGAAAAAGAAAAAAGCAAGAAGAACCAAACAATTAAGAGGTGATTTAGCAAGAAATTTAACTGAACAAAGGAGATTTATAAAAGGTGAACGACGAGATAAAGATACAGAAGAACCTAGAATAGTAGGAGACCCTAAACCAGTTCCAGTAGGTGCTGCTTATGACCCAGAAATAGAGAGACGTAGATTAGATATACAACAGGCAGCAATAGATCAAAATAGACTTGATAGAATAGCAGATAGAGCAGAAACACGGCGAAGACAAGAAGCAGAATTAGCAGTTAGAAGAGGTGAATTAGCAGCAGGTAGAGCGGAGAGAGCATTAATTAGAGCAGCAATACCACCACCCGCGGCACCTATAGTAATACCACCAGCAGCGGCACCAGTAATTAATGTAGCAGCACCAGTATTACCCTTGACTTCGTCTGAAAGAGAAGATGCCGACCCAATACCAGAAATCATAAGATTAGGGGATAGATTAAGAGGAGATTATGATGCTTTTGGTGCGGACCAAGACGCAAGAAATAGAGAAGGTTTCGCACAACTTAGAGAACAAATAGATTTAGAAACTAGGCAAAATCGCCAAACATTAGAAACAATTGAAGCGAGACAACAAGCACAAGATGAAAATAGAAGAGCAGATATAGCGAGACAAGATGCCCAATATCAACAATTTGAAGAAAGATTAGGTGCTGGAGAACGTGCTTTAGGTGAAGGCAGAGAAGAAGTAATTAGAGAAATTAGAGGTGCTGAAGATAGATTAAGAGGAGCACAAAGAGATTTAGATACACCTTCAAATTATGATGATGTGATTTTACAAGCAGTAGATAGAGCAGTTTTACAAGGTTTTGATGAAGCAAGGACACCTACACCGGGTAGTAGATTTGAAGAAGTAACTCCTACACCTGAAGCGCAACCAAGTCCATCATTAGCACGACCAAATACGCCAGTATCACCTGTAACATTAGAAGAAGATGTAGCAGTAGTAGAAGGTGGTGGTGAATTAAATTTACCCCCTGTTTTAGTGGGTGGTTCATCTGCTGATCGTGAGCGTGAAGAGAGATTAAGATTATCTCCAGTAGAACAGAGAAGAGTATATCCACGTGGAACAGCGGGATCTGGACAACTAAGACCACTAAAAAGAGGAGGAGCGGGACCACTTAGAGCAGAAAGCGCAGAACAAAGAAAAGCAAGAAAAGAAGCAGAAAGCGAAGCACAAGGCGCAAGACAGGAAGAACCAGAGGAAGTGGAACCAGTATTACAAGAAGAAGAAGAGGAACAGAGATTAAGATTAACAACTACTCAAGATTTTTTATCAGGTTTTGATCGTCCTGTAGAACCAGAACCAGAACCTACAGTTTCTCCTTCTCTAGAAGCGGCACGTTCTGCTCGGTTAGTATCGCAAAGATCCTTGCCTGAGGAGAGAGTTATAGAACCTGCTGGAATAGTAGCACAACCACCTCAAGAACAACAAAGAGAATTAAGACCATTGGACCCTGATGTATTATTTGAACCAGTTGAAGAAGCAGAACAAGTAGGTCAAGTTCAAGATACGAGACCACAATTAGTAAGAGATAGTTTTACTTTATATAATGAATCTATACCTGAGTTAGCAGCTAATATTAGAACAGGACCACGAGGACCACGAGAAAAACGAAAAGAAGGCACCAGCACACGTGTCCCGGGACTAGGTTTCAGAGTTAGAAATAATACAGATAGAACCCTTAAAAAAGTAGCACCGGGTGATGTTGTTAATGTAATTGGTGTTGAAGAAGGTGAAGGTGGTGAAGGTAGATACAGATTAGATACAGAAACAGTAGCAGGGACAAGGATAGGATTAGATCAATTTGGTCCTTTAGTTAATGATGGTTCATTCTTATTTGAAAGAGGACACCGCCATGAATTAGGAGGACACTTTGATAGAGAACCTTATGGACCTCCAGCGCCGCGCGGCGGAGTAGAAAGGAGAGCAAGAGAAAGATTAGAAGCGGGAGGAGGATTACCTGGGGATGTTGAAAGGGCAGGAGGGGAACCAGGTTTATTACAACAAGGAGCAGAAGCAGCAGGTGGCGCAGCAGCAGCAGTAGTAGGTGGTGCTGGTAGATTAGCAGGCGGTTTAGCATTAGGAGCAGCACAAGGTGTAGCAGAACAATTACCGAGTGCAGGTGATGTAGGAGCAGCATTAGGTCGTGGAGCAGTAGGAGCAGTAGCAGGGGCGGGTAGATTAGCAGCAGGTGCCGTAGGTGCTATAGTAGGAGGTGAGGAAGAAGCACCACAACCTACACTAAGTAGTGATGAATAAATTTTTTGGATTTTTTTTCTTTATTAATATATAAATAATGGTTAAAGTTACTTATAAAGGTGAATCAAGAAATATACCTGCTCAATATCTCAAAGGTTTAAAAGGTGAAGATAGAAAAAAACAAATTAAAAGTATTTTTGAAGGAACTATAAGACCCGAGACAAAAGCACCACAAAAAAGGAGTAGTCACGTAATTAAATTTGAGAAAAAATATAATAAAAAAATTACAGATGAGGATTTTATTCATAAAAATATTATTACAAGAACAGGTCAAAAAAAAATAATGGATAAAGCAATGGGCGCTTATTTTTCAGGTGGTTCGAGACCTAATCAAACTCCATCATCTTGGGCATACGCACGTTTAGCATCAGTAATTACAGGAGGTGGAGCAAGAAAAGTTGATAAAAAAATATGGGATCAATACCGGAGGGTAAAGATTAAAAAATAAGAATTATTTTATTAATTTAGTTTATACAGATGGATTTAATTAATGGTAATTGTTTAGAAGAGATGAAAAAACTAGAAAATAATTCAGTAAATCT